TTTTTGGTTTAACTTCGATCAGATATTTACTGACCATGCCTGACTTAGATACAACTTTAATGTAGAAGTCAGGGTAGTAGCGGTGGACTCGTCCGTCTGTTGGACAACGATAAGGAATGATTACTTCCTCGCTACCCCATTGTACGATGCTTTTATTGTGATCACAAAAGTGCATGAATTTTCTCTCCCACAAGGAACGAAAGACTATCCTCGTAGGATTGCCTTTATACTTTTGTGGGTTCACAGGTTTATAAACACCTGAGTACGCCATAAATATAGATATAAACCACCATCTTTATTTAGCGTGTCAGTACAAAACTTTATGGATCTTATCGTTAAAAGCGGTGGTCTATCTTATAGTAATACTTATGATATAGAATGGGTCTTTCCTGAAGGATCTTTGCTGGCGGCAAATCTAACAAAAGTAGGAATTCAAACTACTGGAGGAGATAAAGGAGGAACTTTAGCAAACTATAGAGGTGATGTTGTAAAATTATTTTGCGATGAAGCTCAACTACCTAATGTGTCTGCCTCTACTGGACAGACCACTGGCAAATTTCTTGGTGAGGGTCAAGTAAACTACCCACACACTAGAATTTTTACAGACTTTTCGTTGGGGTGGATCTGTGATGCAGATATGACTCCACTTAAATTCTTGAACGTGTGGTATAATACCATCTTCAATGAATATATTGGCGATGAAGAGGACATTGTTCCTATCGATAGTCTAACTAATAATTCATTATCACAAGTAAAAAATGAAGCTAGTTCTTCTGCTGATAAAATTTCTCCAGATAGATCTGTTAGATTATCTTATCCATCACAATATCAAGCAACTTGTATAATAACTAAAGCAGAGAAAGGAAAGAATGCCTCTAATTCTAGGGCATCTATTTCGTATACCATGTTACAATGTTTTCCTTATTCTATTGATGCTATTCCAATGTCTGCTGGTACATCACAGGCAACAAAGGTAACAGCAAACTTTTATTATTCCAAACACTCTATTACCTACAACAATATTTCGTCTTATCGAGGTTAATTATTATGGCATTACCATCTATTGCTACTCCAACTTATGAACTTGAGTTGCCATCCACCAAAAAGAAAATTAAGTACAGACCTTTTCTAGTTAAAGAGGAGAAAGTTTTACTACTCGCAACACAAAGTACTGAACCAAAAGAAGTACAAGATGCAGTAAGACAGATTACTAAATCTTGTGTGCTGTCTAGAATTAAATTAGAATCTTTAACATCATTTGATTTAGAATATCTTTTCTTGAAGATTCGTGCAGCATCTGTTGGTGAAGATGTCCCAATGAAAATCACATGCTTGGATGATAACAAAACTAAAGTAGATTATGTGGTTGACCTTTCAACAGTTAAAGTAGAAATTCCTGAAGGACATAGTAATAAAATTGAACTGACTGATAATGTTGGTATGATTATGAGATATCCTGGTATGGATGAGTTTGTTAACTATACTATGTTAGGACAAAATCCTGATGATCCTGATGAGATCTTTGGTGTCATTGCTAAATGTATTGATCAAATCTATGAAGGTGATGAAGTTTTTGATGACTCCACAACCACTGAAAAAGAAAAGGTACAATTTATCGAGAGTCTTACGCAGAAACAATTTGAACATGTTCAAAAATTCTTTAATACTATGCCTGTTCTTCGCCATAGATTTGAGATCACTAATCCGAATACTAAGGTCACATCTTCTTATACGTTGGAGGGTTTGCAATCTTTTTTCGGATAAGCATGTTCTACAATACACTAGAGAATTATTATAGAACTAACTTTGCTCTTATGCAGCATCATAAATACAGTTTGACTGAAATTGAACATATGATGCCGTGGGAACGCACGGTATATGTGTCTTTGCTTAACCAATACATCAAAGAACAAGAAGAAAAGCAAAAACAACAAAATGCCTGAGGTTAACCCACAAAAGCAAAAGCAACTTAGTGAACTCATCTCTCGCATGGAGAAGGGTTTTGATGAGAACATGCTTGATCCTTTGTTGGAATCCATTTACAATGATCCAGAAGAAGATGCTTTACCTAGTGAATCAAAGGTAAAGTATAAGAAGAAAAAATTTCAAGTAATTAAGGTTGCTCCTACCGCTCAAGGTGATAGTCTAGCAGGATTTCTTGGCGGTAAGGTTGGCGAATCTTTTAAAATGGCAGCGCAAGCACGTGCTGCTGATCCAAACAAAATTAAGAAAGATAAATTTCATTACCTAAAAAAAGCAGCAGCTTTTAATTTTGGTGGAGACTTAGTTAATAGAACCAAGGGAACGTTCTCTTCAGATCCTACTGATGTTCAAGACCCAGCACTAGGTAAGTCAGGTAGATTTTCTGCAGAAGTACAACCAGATTTTGAGATGCAGCAGGGACCACTACCTGCACCTGAAAATGATAATGATAATGGCATCGGAAAAGCATTTGCAAATCTGGTAACAAAATTTGATGACTTAATTAAATCTAAAGATAATAAGCAGGAGCAACTAGAACTTTCATTAGACATTCAAGAAACTACAACAGAGAATGTCGAAAAACATATAAAAGAAAGCACGAAGATTAAAAAGAAAGCAATTGAAGTTCAAAAGAAATTCATTAGTCTTCAAGCAGATGAAAAAGATACTAAACAAGCAGAAGCAATTGAAAATGATAGTGAACAAATTGTTGATGCAGCAGACACAGAAGCAATAGACAACAAAAGACCTGATGAACCAGAAGAAGAAGATAAAGAAGAAGATCAGGAACAGCCAAGTCTACTGGATCGCGGTCTTGATTTCTTTACAGGGTCTGATATTGCTGGAGACATTGGTGAAAGAGTTGCAGGTAGAGTCGGAAGACGTGGTGCAGGCAGAGCAGTCACAAGAACAGCAATAAAGTTAGGTGGTAGGAAACTTGCCAAGACTGCTGCAGTTAAAGCATCTCAAGCATTTATTAAGAAAGCAGCACTAGGTTTAATGCGACCACTTATTAAACGCATTCCGCTTATTGGTGGTCTGATTGACTTTGCGGTGTCACTTATGTTAGGTGAACCACTTGGTAGAGCAGCAGCAAAAGCAGTTGGTGCTACACTTGGTGGAGCATTAGGCACACTAATTCCTGTCCCGTTTGCTGGAACCATTCTTGGTGGTTTCCTTGGTGACATGGTTGGTGGTGCTGTTTATGATGCACTTACTGGTGGTAGTGGGGGTGGTGAACCATCTAAAAAACCAGAAAGTAAAGAGGAACCACCAACACCAGAAGAATCAGCAGAAGCGATCGAAGCACCATCAGAAACACCAGCACCACCAGAAAAATTGGCATCAGGTGGATATCTTGCAGGAGAAGCAGGTCCAGAATATAAATTTGATTTGTCATCGGAGAGTGGTAAGAAAGTTGTAAAAAATGTAGCTAATGTAGACAACTCTGCTCTGTCAGGTATACCATTTATTCTTGGTATTGTTGATAAGATTGTTGGTCAAGTTGGTGGCAGTGCGGTTAAACCATTCTTAGATCAAGAGATAGGACCACTTGCAAGATTGTTTGGTCTAGCAGAATTTAATGTTCAGGGTATGGTTGGTAAAGGATTGGAAGCAATTCAATCTGTAGGTACAAAGTTTGATGTAAACATGGGTGGAAATGGTGATAAAAATGCATCATCAGGAGAAACTATGGCAGGAGGACCATCATCTACTCCTGTTACAGGTATCCCATTGGGCGAAGGAGATACTGCCACTGGTCAGACTTTACATGCTGGTCTAGTACGTCGAGGATTTACTAGAGAAGAAGCAGCTGCTATTGTTGGTAATCTATGGGCAGAGTCTGGTTTTAGCACTGGTGCTCGGAATCCAACGTCAGGTGCATATGGTTTGATGCAATGGTTGGGTGGTCGTTACGATAAACTACTAGCATTTGCAGCAGAGAAAAACAAACCTGCTAGCGATTTAGAAGTACAATTAGATTATATTGCATGGGAATTGAAAGGTGGCAATCAATATGAAAGTGCACAGTTCCAGAAAGCAATGGCATATGGTCCAACAATTGCAGATAAGACTAGAGGATTTGCATATGAAGTAGAGCGAGCAGGAGCAGGAGAATTACAAAGTTCTATGTCAAAGAGGGTTGGTGCTGCTCAGTCTGTAATGAATGCACCTGCTTCTGCTGATCCCATGAACCCACCTCCTCCTCCGAGAACGGATACACCAGAAGAAGATGCAGAAGATAACGGGGGACATGATGCTAATAATCCTGGACCTTCAGACGCAAGACCCGCACCAGAAACATCACCACCAGATTCATCCGAAACTTTAGAACCTCCCGCACCAGTTCAAGTAATACCATTGCCAAAAAACTTGCAAGGTATGAAAGAACGAGGAGGTGGTAGGGTGACCTTCCAACCAATTATTATTCAAGGTCAGTCACAACCTGTTGGGTTTCAAAAAAATACATACCTTGATTCCGAAAGTACTAGTAACTTCTTCTATGATAAAACTGGAAACAGAACTACACTTGAAAAACTAAAGCGTGCTAGGTTGCAAAGAAGTTGATAAATACCTAAGGTATTCAAAATCGTAATCCTAGTTACCTAAATTCCGAAAAAAAATCTCCGTAAAAAAATAAGCAAAAAGGTCGAGCATGGGCGCAGGGACGGAAAGTTATAAGAAACCAGAATATGGTAGTCTCGCTGGCGCAATGGGCGAGAAACTTGGTAGTGCCATTCAATTGGCAGCAGGAGCTAGGAAAAGACAGAACGATGAATTACAAGAGTTAGAAGAATTAGGTGATAATAGAACTGACGAAGAAGAAGAACGTTATCAAGAATTAAAAGCTCAAAAAGAAGAACAAGGTAACGCTTTCTTCATGAAGAAGGCACTGGGCACTGAGTTTGGTGGAGATTTTAAAAGAAGAACCATGGGGTTCTTCCAAACAAATCCCGAAGAACAAAATGATCCAGCACTAGACAAACAAAAAAGATTTGATGCTCTAGTAGCAGCACAACCTGCTAAAGTAGAAGGAGTTAAGCAGGGTGAACTTGATCTTTCTTCTGCTGGATATCAAGAACAAGGTGTTGTAGGTAAACTATCTGCAGATATAGCAGAAAAATTTGCCATTCTTAGTGCAAAGGTAGATCAGTTAAGAAAGAAGGAAGACGAGGATAAAACTCCATCTGTAGTTGTAAAACTAGCAGAAAATATAAAGGGTGTTGGTACATTCTTTACTAAAAACAATCAAATTGAAGAGCAACAAACTAAGGTAGCAGAAGAGACTCTTGCTGAACAAATTAAAGCAAAAGATGCAGCAGAATCTTCTGCTATTGAAAATCGAGGAGAAGGTACATCAGATTCTGCTGGCACAAATGCCATTGATAATCGTAGAAAGAAAGGTAAAAAGAAAAAGGGTCTTTTTGGTACAGCATTAGATTTTGGTCTAGGATTACTCTCAAAAAGAAGAGGTAGAAGGGGTGGTAGAAATAGAATGCCCCGTATGTCTAAGGGTAGACAATACAGCAATCCTATTGGACCTTTAGGCAGAGGATCTTCTCAACCATGGGCAAGAGCCCGTGGTGGCGCTGGAATGGGTGGATTCTCTCCTCGTATGCGATCTAGGGTGCTTCCTGGAAGAAAAGGATTGGCATCGGGTGGAGTACTAGCTAAAAACCCAGAAAAACCACCAGAAAAACTTGCATCAGGTGGAGTCCTTGATAATCCAACTGCAGTTGGTGGTGCTAGTGATCAAGCAATCATTCCTAAAAATAAATTAGAGAGTGCTGTCAAAACTGATCCTGAAAATGTAAAAAAATCATCTCCATTTGCTAAAGCATTACAACTGCCTACGATGGCAGCAGGTGCTATCATGATGGGCACTGCGAGTAATGTAATCAACCACATGGGTGGTATCGGAAAAATTTTCCGTCCAGTAGTTCAGAAATTATTTGAACCTGCTGCAGCAGCATTTGGTATTCCTGGATCATTAGTTTCTGCATTCTTTGGTGGACCTGCTAACGCAAAGACCACTGATACCAAAGGTGGAGGTGGTAAAGGTAAATCATCAACACAAAATAGTTCTGCAAGTTCAACTACTGGCGGTGGAGCTACTGGATTCATGGCACCTGGAATGATATCTAATGGTGGATCTGTCGATGGATATAGAATCACATCTCCTTTTGGTCCTCGCAATACTGGTATACCAGGTGCTTCTAGAAATCATCAGGGTGTTGACTATGGTGTTCCTCAGGGTACAGCAATCGCACTGAAGAAACCAGGAAAAGTTATTGAAACTACTGTACCTGCAATGGGTAATCTGGGTGCAATATTTGTTAAGCATGATGATGGGACTAGATCTAGATATCTACACATGAGTAAAATTGCAGTTACTCCTGGTCAACTTGTTACCAGTGGAACTGTAATTGGTAAAACAGGTGGAGAACCAGGAACACCAGGTGCTGGTCCTACTAATGGCGCACACCTACACTTTGAATACTATCCATCTAGTACTGGTGGTCCTGTTGACGGATCTAGAGTTGCTTCATCGTACTTTACTGTAGGTGGAACTATTGATCAAGGTGCTCCCGCAGCACCACCAGTTGCTGCTGATCCAGCAGCTGCCCCAGTAACACCAGCAGATGATACAACTGCTAGTGGAGATCCTATCATTCTTCCTGCCGTCACCGCACCAGACACTTCAAGATTACCTAAACCTCGTAATAGTGCTAAACCAATTAGTACATCACCAGTAACACCAGCGTATCCTACTGAGGATGCAAACAATCCATACATGGGCCCCGCTTTCTAATGGCAACTAATTCTTCTAAATTTTTTACACCACACTCGGTTTTTATTACTTCGGTTGATGGTGTATCCTTTGATCTTACTTCTGCAGTAGGAGCGTTTTCATATTATGAAGATATCTACAAACCATTCATCTCTGCTAGTATGGTAGTGATGGATAGTGGTCAAAACTTTATTGGTACTTTGCCTATTCAAGGTGGAGAAATTGTCACCTTTAAGTTAGAAAATGTAAAAAAACAACTAGTAACTTATGAGTTTTGTGTTTATAAGGTATACAATAGACAGGTAATGAGTAACAAACAAACTTACTGCCTTGCAATGCTATCGAAAGAAGCAATGATTAATGAGAAAACACGATGCTTACAGAAACAAAAAGATTTACCTGATCAAATTGTTAGGAAAATTTTAACTGAAGATCTTGGTGTAAAGGCAGATAATATTATTACAGAGACATCTAAGTTTAAAATAAACATGTTTCCCAATGGAAGGAAACCACATGCAGTTATACAATCATTGATGGCACGTTGTGTTCCTAAATCTGCTAAGTTCAGGAAAGGTGGTGGAGTAAGTGACGCGAAACCCAGCGGAGAACTTGGAACTAATGCAACTAAATCATCTGGTACAGCAGGATATCTATTCTTCCAGAATAAAGATGGTTTTGTATTTGAATCTATGGATAGGTTATGTTCTGATGGTACTGATACTTTTGGTGGTAAACCACCAATAGCAGAGTATTACTCGCGACCAGCAGTAGATTCTATTACGGAGTCTTCGTTTAACACTATTGAATTTTATAAGTTTATAGATGAAATTGATATCATGGATAAAATGAACAATGGAATATATTCAACTCACATGTGCTACTTTGATCTTGCTGCTCAAAAATATGAAGAGTATAATTATAATATGAAAGAAACATTTGATACCATGTCTCATTTGGGTAGTCAAATTGATGTACCTAAATTCCAAAAAGAATTGAGTTCTAAACCTAGTAGAGTCATGACAATTCTATTAGATTCTGAGATGTGGTATGACGGAGCAGGTATTGCAAACCCAGAAGAAGATGGTGATGCTGAGTTTCCTGATTTTGCCAAATATTATACTGCACAGGCAATTGGTAGACGTTACTTGATGGAGAATCAGAAGTTAGAGATCATGATCCCTGGAAATTCAGATCTTAAAGTGGGAGATAAGGTTAAAGTTATGCTTCCTAACGTATCAGCAGAAGCTCTTAGAAACTCTAGTCAATATGATGAAGAAAATAGTGGTACATATCTTATTGCTCAATTGTCACATAACTATCAACTAGTAAAAGAAAGCGGCGAACCTGAGTTTACCACCATGGTGAATTTAATCCGTGATACCTATGGTATGAAAGAATACGACTCGAACGTTAAATAAGAGTAGGAGTTATTAAAAGATGGATCAATCATTATCATCACTATACCCCATACACCAGATTGGTTCTGACGGATTCTCCTGGTGGATCGGTCAAGTAGAAAGCGATAAAAAAGATGACCCTAAAAGGTCTGGTCGCTTTCGTGTGCGTATTATTGGTCAGCATCTAAAGACTGGTGAGAATGCTACCGCAACTGAAGAGTTGCCATGGGCACATTTAATGATGCCTGTCACCACACCATTCATTGAGGGTGGTACTGGTGGAGCATCACCTGGACTTCAGCGTGGTTGTTTTGTTATTGGATTTTACCTGGACAACGATAAGCAGAAACCTATTATCATGGGTTCTGTTGGTGGTGTCAAGGGAGCAACTAAGATAACCAATGATGATCCTGGTTCTGGACCATTAAACTTTACTCCTTTTGTAGATCCTAAAACCAATCCAAAACAACATAGATCTACTGAGAACCAGAGTGGAAAAAATGAAGATGATGGTAACACTGATAAGGGTGTAGTTGATGCTGATAGAGCAGATGTTAAGAACGGAGCTCCGCCTGCATTACTAGCAGCATATGCTAAGCATTCAGAATCTAATCCCACTGGTGGGCAAAGTTGTATTACTATTGCTAATCCTAATTGCGGTCAAGAAAATAACCTAAAGTCTGGTCTTACTAAAATTATAGGAGATATGCTTGCTGCTAACCAAGCATCAGGTGGTAACATTGGTGATTATTATATTAGTAAAGTTAACGGATTGTTATATGATGGTGTAGGTATCGCAAGATATCATATTAATCGTGTTGTTAGACTGGCAAAAAGTTTCATTGCTAGGGGAAAAACAGAAGTAACGAAGGCACTACGTGGTGCAGTTGATTTTCTCACTAATGCTCTACTAACTGAAGAAACTGTTGTTGGTAATACTGGACCGCTTGCAGATCCAGAGAAAGCATTCAAACCAATCAAAGAAAAAGGTAACAGGTTCAAAAAAATTAAAGAAATATTTGATGATATTTTTAAAGAACTTGGATGTAGTATTGCTGACATCACTGACACTATTTCTAAATTCATTACAGATTTGCTTCTCGGATATATTACAGACGTATTCAACAATGCTGCATGTTTTATTGATACCTTGGTTGATGGTATTCTAAATGAAATTCTAGCAAAATTTGATGAGTTAGTAAACAAAATTCTTGCACCAATTCAAGCAATTCTAGAAGCAATTGCTGCACCATTGAATTTCATCGGTGGCATCATCAATAAGTTCATGAAGTTGCTCGGTATTACATGTACTGGACCTGGACAGAAGTGTGAACCAATTTCTCAGAAGTGTACTGATTGTGCTACAGATGATGGAGGTGATGATCTTGACAAATTACTGAAGAAAATTGAAGAAGGCATTGGCGATCAATCTTTGTTTGTATGTCAAGAATCAAAACAAGTTCCACCACCACCAACTACAGATATTAATTTTGTAGGTGGTGTACCTAACGACTTCACTCCGTCAGAAAAGAATGAAGTTCCTTCGGGAGATGAAGTTATTGAGTACTTCCCGCCAGACGATGATGATGAGTTTGATGACGAGGATGTTCCAGAAGATGTATTAGAAGATCCTATTGTTATTGATGATGATGTGCTTCCACAACCTGTATTACCAGTAGGTGACGAACCATTCTTGACAATTGAAACTGCTAAGTCAGTCTATCAAGAGGGAGAAAGTGTAACCTATCTAATTACAGGTCTTAATATTCCTAACGGAACTATTCTAGACTGGCAACTTTCTGGTCCTGCTATCACCACTACGGATATTGTTGGTGATCTGGGTGGTCAAGTTACTATGAATAATAATGCTGCTGAAGTTCCTGTCGTTATTGCTAACGACAACGTAACAGAACTAGTACCAGAACTATTGAGAATGGTCGTTGCATCTGCTAATGCAATTACAGTTGATGGTACTGACTTTACTCCAGAAGCAATCACTGATGTAGTTATTGATTCCAATATCGGAGCACCAGTTGCACCTGATCCATCTCAAGTACAAGTTTGGAATATTACTACAGATAAGAATTCATATCAAGAGGGTGAAGACGTACTAGTAACAATTACAACTGAAAATGTTCCTGATAATACTGAAGTAACATACTACATGATTGGTAGTGGAATTAGTGCTTCTGATTTTGTAACTCAATCTTTATCACAAACCCTAGTAATTAAAAATAATGTTGCCGTATTTATTCTTGGCATTGAAGATGACACAGTTGTAGAAGGTGTTGAGCAAGCAACTATTATTTTAGTTGGTAAAGGAGTTGAAACATCATTCAATATAACTGAGACTGGAACTGGTGGAGAGAATGAAGATGATACTGGTAGTGATGGTGGTAGTGATGAAGATGAGTTTACTATCACTAAACCAGTAGCAGGAGAACCTATCACTGATGATAATGGTTCGTTAGTTTATATTCCTATCGTATATCCTGGTGGTCCATATCAGACACCCCCTCAAGTTATCATTAGTGGCGGTGGTTATGGTGCAGGTGCTATTGCACTTCTAGATGATGCAGGATTTGTTAGTGAGGTTAGAGTCACTCGTCAAGGTGTTAACTACACAGCAAATACATCAGATAACAATGGAGTGGAATGTATTATCGACTCCTTTACTCTCCTTGCTCCTGGCGTTGGATACACTGAAGTTCCTGAAGTTTATATCAATGGAGAAGCGGGAGTTGCGGAAGCAACTATTGATACTAGAGGTTTTGTTGTTAGTATTAGGACATTAGATAGAAACAGAAGATTTAAATCAATGCCAGCTGTTAGTATTATAGGTGGTAATGGTGCTGGTGCTAGATTCTTACCTAATATGGCATGCCTAGATAGTATTGAACTTGAGCGTAGAGGTTACGCCAAGATTGGAACGGGTTCTTACATTGATTGTCCATAATGGCCATTAAAAATACAAGCAACAACGCGAGCACAAAACAAGCAGATCTTCAGAAAAAAGGTCCAGCAAGACCTGAAGGTGCTGATGCTTTAGATGAAGGTCAGTTTACTAGTGGTAATTTTCATGTCATAGCAACCAAACATGGTTGGACTATGGGTTCATATGAAAATGAAGATGGAACCACTGGATTCATCATGACTAATGGTCAGTCCATGTTCCACTTTGATGTCAATGGTAACATAGTATTAGCAACTGGTAAACCAGGACAATCAGGTTGTGGTGGTAAAGTTGTAATTCATGCTAAAGATCATCACGAAAAAACTGATTCGTATGCGTTGCATGTACGTGGCAACGATGATGAAGATACAAAAGAAGAAGATGGTAGTGTCACGAAATCGGCACCATATTCAATTTATGTTGAGGGGGATGTTGCTATTGAAGCACAAGGTGGTGATATTGGACTAAAAGGTGACAATATCACACTAAATGCTCTTAATAATCTTATTTTACGTTCAGGAGAGAATATTAACCTAGAACCCGCAGAAGGTCAAGGTAAAATTACTGCTGTGTGTACAGATTTTAACGTTGACTCGTCTTTTTCTAGATTTACTACTAGTGGAGGATTCTACGTTGATGGTAGTGGTGAATTCAGTGTCAACCAGAAAAATAAAACTGGTGGTCAAGTTGCATTCAATACTCTTGGTACAATTAATCAAGTGATGAAGGGCGACCTTAATATCAGGGCAACGGGTAACATTCAGTTAGAATCTGATTTTGGTCACCTATTGTATAAAGCAACCAAAGGTGGATCAGCAACAACCCTCAATGGGGACGAAAGCAAGACTGTAAGGGGTCTCAAGAATCTGACAGTAATCGGCAAGGCAATCAACCTAGAGGATCCCCCAGCGGCATACAAGATGGTCCTAGGCAGTTCTGTAGGGGGATCACTGGATATCAAAGCTGCATCCTTCTTTAAAGGGTCCTTCAAGGGCACT